ACCAGACAGAAAGGAAATGGAGGCATTGCTTCAGAGATTGGTAAAGGCAGTTGGTGATTGTGAGGATACAGAGGCTGTGTTGCGAATTAGCAGAGACGCTGAATCACTTCTCAAGGGCAATAAGAAAGATCCTGTATATCCAGACATAGTTACAAGCCACTTCGTATACGTCAGGGAGTGCCTAGATCTAACAGAGATTTCGAAAACTCCATTCAAAACCGTTTATTCCACGCCATGCATAAAGTTTGAATTCAAAGCGATATATGGCTGGAATGACAAAAGACTAAAGCGCATTATTTCTGCATGAGCGAAAAGCAAACCATCTTCCTAGTAGGCCCCAGGCAGCGCCAATATGCTCACCAGTGCATTAATGAGGCGCCAGATGATTACGTGTGTCACCTGGGCCAGAAGACGCGCAAGGAAGATCAGAGCGCACGTTTCCATGCCATGTGCGGGGATGTCTCAAAGCAGCTTCAGTACATGAACCGTTGGCTGACCAAAGATCAATGGAAGGTTCTATTTATTTCAGGCCATGCGATAGCTACAGGCCTTGGAGCCGACATCGTGCCGGGCCTGGAAGGAGAGTTTGCCAACATCCGGGAAAGCTCCGCTCAGATGTCCGTCAAGCGCATGGCGAGCCTGATCGAGTATGTGGCTGCATATGGAAATGATCACGAGGTGAGGTGGACAGAGCCGAAAAGGGCGAACGACGAGGAAATGATGAATAGGAGGTATGCGTGACACCAGAACAGTTTTGTTATTGGCTGCAAGGCCGGGCTGAGATGCAGCCGGACAATCCGCCTAGCGCGGAAGAGTGGAAGATTATTTCGGATCATCTCAAGCTGGTATTCAAGAAAGAAACGCCGACTCGCGTGCCTGCTCCTGGTCCGGCTGAGGTCAAGCGAGCGCAGGATGAGATCAAACGTGCCAAAGACGAGATTAAAAAGCTCCCTGATTGTTGGCCGCCGATACAACCTAGCCCGTTCCTTGGTGAGCCATACGTAAAGCCTCTTGAGGTTATCTGCTGATGACCTTCCGCTCTCGCAAATTGCTCGATTTAAGTCACGACGCGCCATGCTTCGCCGACTATCCCCATCAATGCGGAGAGTATCTCGGATGTGAACCAGCTCACAGTGACAGCCATATTTTCGGAAGAGGGCATGGGCACAAATCTGGAGATTTTGCTTTCGCCAGCCTCTGCCATGAAGCCCATATGCTGTTGGATAAGATGGAACGAGAAGAGAAGTTTTACGCTTGGCTGAGAGCGTATGCGAAGACTCAGAATTGGTTGTGGGAGAGCGAACTGATAAAGGTGGCGAAATGAATTCCTACAGGGATGAATGCCTGATAGCGAAAAGAGTTCGTGAGGGGATCATTTCGCAGAGAGAAAAGGTCTCCAGCAGAAAAAAGAGACCAGTAAAAAATTGGACTGTTTATTGGAGCATTTTCGGACCAAGGCGGAGTGCCAATGATTTCTCTGAGCTCAAGTTTTCCTTAGAGGAGAACGCGCTTAGATATGCTGGAAAAATACATCGTCGATTCTCAACATCTAGGCTGAAAGGCATGAATGAAGAGCATGTATGGGTAGTTAATGATGGACTGATAAGGTCGGAGAAATGAAATTCCCCGTTCCCATGGAAAGCTGGAAGTACCGTAATCCCGAGGTGATAGGAGATGGACTCATTGCCGAATCACAGCGGGCCGAGACGGCAGAGAAGAAGCATCTGGAGATTGCGTTGCGGCAGAACCGCAGGCGTATCAGAGCGCTTAATGCGATTGCGAAGAGGGGAGGATTCAAGAGTGGGAAATAGTGATGGTGAGGCTAGACTTGAATTTCTTCTTGATAATTGGGCCAGATGGATGAGGAAGGGTGGGTCAGTTTCCAGATGGTATCCAAGTAAATCATGTGGCTTCACAGAGTACGGAGCTAACTCGGTAGAGGATATGGAGGACACAGCAGATAACTGGATAGCATCAGCGATTGACGCGATAATTCAGGACTTACCAGATCAGGAAAGGTCGGCTATTAACCACCAGTATCTAGACTCAAAATACCGGTATCAAATTGTTTTTTACGCCGCTACTCTGCATAGCGCAAAGAAGCTGATACAGGCCGGGATAGATCGCAAGGGTATATGGTAAAAAGTGCTTGACACAGTAACGCAATTATGGTATTTTACTCTGAATAGCCATATTGCGCCCAAAATTCAACAATATAACAAGGAGCGTAACGTGAATGACCTTAACGAAGTGATGAATTATTTTGGTAGCGTCTCCCACTTACAAGAGAAGTCTGTTAAGTGGATGAGGATATCTGTCGCTTTGGTAATGATGGCATGTGCATCATACGCGATGGCTAATCCCCCGATTCTAGTAGACCGCCATACTGGTAAATACCTCGGAAATCTCAGTAATAACCAATACGATCAAAATAGCACAAGCAATCCATATGGGAGATATGGCTCTGAGTATTCTCAGGACAGCATAAACAACCCGTATGGTCAATACGGAAGCCAGTACAGTAACGATAGTCCGAACAATCCGTACGCGACTAACCCTCCCGCTGTAGTTGCTCCTTGCTACTATGGGTGTTAACTGCTAACCCAACAAAGCTCAACCAAGCCCACCTAAGACGTGGGCTTTTTTATTGCTCGACGTTTACGACGCCACGAGAGAATGGACACTGCTAACAAGCCAAAAACAGGATTCCAAAAAGGAGTAAGCGGAAATCCGTCTGGTCGTCCTAAGAAGACACAGGAAGAGCTGGATCTTATCGCTGCTTGCAAGGATAAGACACAAGACGCTCTGAATACTCTGGTAGACGTGATGAAGAACGGATCAGAAAGGAATCGCATCACTGCTGCTATCGCAATAATCGAGCGTGGCTATGGAAAGCCTCTGCAGTCAGTTGATGCGACTGTACAAGGAGTGACGGACACTCGCATCGAGTGGATTGTAGTAGATGCAAATACCAGTAGCTCCTAAGCTTGCGCCTCTGCTTTATCCAAAGCGATATAAGGGAGCGTACGGAGGACGGGGTGGGGCAAAGTCTCATTTCTTTGCTGAACAGGTAATAGCGCGGTGCTACCAGAATACAACTAGAGTTGTTTGTATTCGTGAAGTGCAGAACAGTATCAAGGACTCAGTCAAGCAGCTTCTAGGCGACAAGATAGAGAAGCTCGGATTGTCTCGGCACTTCGAGGTATTGGAAACAGAAATACGTGGCCCCAGAGGCTCCCTGATCGTTTTTAAGGGCATGCAGAGCTACAACGCTGCCAACATCAAATCACTGGAAGGGTACGATATAGCGTGGGTTGAAGAGGCCCAGACGCTATCACAGCATTCTCTAGATCTGCTTAGACCTACCATACGCAAGCCCGGCAGTGAGTTGTGGTTCTCATGGAATCCGCGGTACAAGACTGACCCTGTAGATCAGTTCTTTCGCAAGAATCCGCCAGAAGAAGCTATATCAGTCCAGGTCAACTGGAGAGATAACCCTTGGTTTCCTGATGTACTGCGGAAGGAAATGGAACATGACTTCGCAGTTGATCCAGATAAGGCCGAACATATCTGGAACGGGGCGTACGGATCGTCACAAGGCGCGATACTTGCAAGATGGGTAAATAAGGCGGAGAGAGATGGCCGAATCAATCAAGAAGTTTCTTATGATGCTGCTGGCGCTCCCGTTGATATTTCTAGCGACATCGGCTTTCGTGATACTGCTAGCTGGTGGTATTGGCAGCGCTGTCCTGGTGGGTATCGCCTACTTGCTTATGACGCCGATAGTGGCTTTGACGCAGATGATTGGATACCCAGAATCAAAGGACAGCTACAAAAAATAGGCTGCAAACTTGGGAAAGTCTGGCTTCCGCATGACGCCATGGCCAAGACATTCCAGAGCAAACATACCACCATAGAGCGGTTTCTTACTGGCTTCGGTGCCGCTCATGTCAGCATAGTTCCTCAATCAAAGAAACACGATCAGATCAGCGCCGCGCGTGATGTGATAGACCGCAGCGAGTTTCATGCTGCCCGTTGCGAGGATGGGCTTGATGGCCTGAGAGCGTGGGAGTTCGAGTGGAACGAAGACACAAACGTTTTTAGCCGTGAGCCACTACACAATTGGGCTTCTCACCCGTCCGACGCGTTTGCATACGGCTGCCAGGTCATGCAAATGAGCAAGGCAGAAGAGCCTAAGCCTAAACCCAGATATATTGAAGATGTCTCCCTGAATGAATTGTGGGAGGTAAGCCGCCTCCCAAGGGGAAGAATATAGTATATGTCAGAAACTGAAAATTATATGTTTTGTCGCGTTTTTCCTCCTACCACACCACTACACATAATCAATGTTATTAGAAAGATACAAAGAGCTGCTGTTGAGTTCGAGTTTGCGGAGCGCAAGAAGCGGGAAGAATTGGAATACAGACGAAAAAATAGGAAGTCGAAAAAATTTAATGATTCTGTTGAGTGGAAGAAGGTTAGAGAGGAGGCAATAAAACTGTATGGCAATGTATGCCATAGGTGCGGTTCTGATGAGCAGATTCAAGTTGACCACATTAAGCCAAAAAGTAAATACCCTGAGCTTGCTCTAGATATCAACAATCTCCAAATACTCTGCTGGCCCTGCAACAAGCATAAGTCATTCAGGGATGAAACAGATTACCGTAATTTCACTAAAAAAGGACGCATTTGACCATTAACCGCGACATGGCCTCGCTTAAGAGGCGGTACCTCTTGGACATTGAATTGTACGAGCGTACCTACAAAACATGGCACACACGCGGGAGAAATATCGTCAAGCGTTACCGTGATGAGCGTGATTCTCTACAGCAGCTATCACAAGCTGGCGATACTCGATACAACATATTGTGGTCTAACATCCAGACTACTCTGCCTGCTGTATTCGCTAGACTACCCAAGCCTGAAGTAAGCAGGCGCTATAAGGATAAAGACCCGGTAGGCCGTGTCGCAAGCCTCTTGCTTGAAAGAGCTTTAGAGTATGAGATCGAGCATTACACGGACTATGCCAGTGCTGTACACAATTCAGTAGAGGACCGTCTTCTACCTGGCCGTGGCGTTGCCTGGGTGCGCTATGAGCCGGTAATGAAAAGCGCTGAAATGCCTGACGGGCAGATTACCGAGGATGTGCCTGAGAGCGTTGAGGTAATCGACTACGAATGTACCCCTGTTGATTACGTGGCCTGGGAAGACTTCGGGCATAACGTAGCGCGGACGTGGGAAGAAGTATCGATAGTCTGGAGACGTGTCCCTCTTACTCGATCTGAGCTGGTTGAGCGGTTCGGTTCCAAGGCTAACCAGATCACGCTAGACCAGAAGTCAGACCTTGATGATGACGTGCTTTCTACTCCAGAAGGCGAGACGCTAAAGAAAGCCACGATCTACGAAATATGGGACAAGAAAGAGGGCATCGTCCTCTGGCTATCCAAAAGCTACGCCGAGGCGCTGGACGTTCGCGATGATCCGTTACAGCTGGATTGTTTCTTTCCTTGTCCCAAACCACTTTACGCGACAGTAACCACAAATAGCATCATCCCTGTTCCGGACTACGCGCAGTACCAGGATCAGGCGCAAGAGCTTGACCTGATTTGCGAGCGCATAGACGGACTGGTAAAAGCGGTAAAGGTTGTCGGTGTGTATGACGCATCCCAAACCGGAATACAGAGGATGCTGCAAGAGGGAGTGAATAACACGCTCATTCCTGTGGACACATGGGCTGCATTCGCAGAGAAAGGCGGCATCAAGGGGGTAGTGGATTTTCTTCCCCTGGATATGGTTGCAAAAGCCCTTGTAACGCTCTATGAGGCCCGTGAGCAGGCTAAAGCTGTTATCTATGAGATAACGGGCATATCAGACATTATTCGGGGCGCAAGCGATCCTAACGAGACTTTAGGGGCGCAACAACTTAAAGGCCAGTTCGCATCCAAGCGCCTCAAGAAGCTTCAAGACTCAGTAGCCACTTTCGCTACCGATCTGCTCCGTATCAAAGCTCAGATCATCTGCAAGCACTACCAGCCGCAGAGTATTGCCATGATATCTGGAGCGGGGCAACTCTCTCCCCAAGATCAGCAACTGGTCGGACCGGCTTTAGAGCTCCTGAAGAACGGTCAACTCAGTGACTTCCGTATCGAGGTATCAAGCGACAGCCTTATAGAAGTCGATGAGCAGCAAGAGAAGCAGAATCGCATGGAATTCCTGACTGCCGTTAGTGGCTTTATCGAGAAGGCTGCTATGGCACCGCCTGCTCTCGCTCCTCTGCTTGGGGAAATGCTGCTGTATGGGGTTAGGGCATTCAAGGCTGGCAAGCAACTGGAAGGCACGATTGAAGAGACTCTAGAGAAGTTGAAGGAACAGGCAGCTAATCCCGCACCTCCGCCGCCTGATCCAGAAGTCATAAAGGTAGAAGCTCAGCAACAAATCGAGCAGGCTAAGTTGCAAGGGCAAATGCAGTTGGAGCAGGCAAAGCTTCAGAGCCAGATGCAAATCGAGCAGGCCAAGCTTCAACTGGAACATGGCAAGGGTCAGGCAGAAATGCAGACTGAGGCGCAACGGAACGACCTTGAAGCGCAGCGCCAAGCACAAGAGCTTGAAATGCAGCGGCAGACAGAAATGATGAAGGCTCAGATTCAGCAGGAGACCGAGCTTAAGAAAGCCGAGATACAGGCTCAGGCACAAATCACGATAGCCGAGATTAATGCCAAGGCTTCAGTAGTGACTGGTGCTGTGTCTGGCGGCGAGGAAGGTGAGCCTAAAGAGTCCAGTTCTGAAAAGATGATTCAGGAGATATTCCAGAAGGTTCACGAAATGGCGGAGGAAAGCTCTGCTCCTACTGAAATAGGCCGTGGACCTGATGGCAAGGTAATCAGCATCAAGAAAGGTAAGCGCACCATGAGCGTTGCTTATGGCCCGGATGGAAGAATGTCAGGAATTAATTGAGGATAAACAATGGCTTTAGCTTATAGCACAACGGTACGGAACGCCATGCTAGATGCAATCACTAGCGCGGCTGGCGCAAGTGCGCTGCTCAGTATTTATGACGGTGTTCGTCCTGCCACTGGTGGCACGGCAACGACTCTGCTGGCGCAGTTGACCTGTAACGCCACTTTCGCCCCCGCAGCGTCTGGGGGCGTGCTGACGCTTAATTCCATTACCCAGGACTCCAGCGCGAATGCCACTGGCACGGCGACCTGGTTTCGCATTACTACATCAGGCGCAGCTTTCGTTCTTGATGGAAACGTAGGGACTAGCGGATCGGATCTTAATCTAACGACTACCAGCATTGTTGCTACTCAGCCGGTGAGCGTTACCTCTTTCTCCATAACGGAGGGGAACCCTTGAGGCTAAAAGAGCCGATTGAGTGTAATTGTTCTTCATGTTTCAAGCCATTTCTGAGGTTCAGGAAAAGAGGGAATATGAAGGTTTGCACTACATGCCAGAGAAAATCCCGTCTCGCTCAATGGCACTTGGATAATCCAGGAAAGAAACTTGAGGCTAATAGGCGGTGGTCTGCTCTGAATAAAGAAAAAGATAAGCAGATTAAGGCTGACTGGCAAAAGCGAAACCCAGTCAAGATTGCAGAAAAATCTGCTAGATGGCGCGCGGCAAATCCTGAAAAAGCGAAAGAGATAGTAAAGAGAAGGTACTGGAACAACAGAGAAAAGATTATCCGTGACGTTGTAGAGAGAAATGCTAAGTACAGGACTCCATTATGGGCAGATTTGAACAAAATAGCCGAGATATATTCTGAATGTAGGGCAGTTACAGCAAATACTGGTATACAACATCACGTAGATCACATTGTACCGATCAAGGGAAAATATGTATGTGGGTTGCACGTTGAAACAAACTTGAGAGTTATAGACGCCGTGACCAATATAAGAAAGTTCAATCACTTTGAAGGCAACCCATAAATGGCAACGTATGATGAGCTTCTTACTGCCTCAGGCAATACGGCTCTTATCAATAAAATCCGTGTCGCTGTGGTGGTGGCTGCTGAAATTGTCAGGACTGAAGCAGGGACCGTATCCAATCACACAAACCGGCTTCTGTGGGCCAAAGCGGTATATGCCGATCCCATACGTGAAGCGCAGCGCATGATGTGGGCAGTATTGGCGCAAAACAGGGCTTTTACTCTTGCTCAAATAACCGGCGCGGACGATGCCACGGTACAGAATGCCGTGAATGCCGCTGTTGATGTCTTTGCGAACGGCTCGTAATGGCAATCACTAAGACAGCGCGTACAGTCTATGCTAGCGCGTCCTTGGCGGCTGGCGCTGGCCCGGTTTGGGGAACGTTACTGCTTACTAGCGCTCAAGGTCCTAGCCGCCTAACGTGCAAGATTACTAATGGTGCCACAGGCCCCACTACGCAATGCACGGTTAGAGTCCTGATTGCACACAATACGACTCTGCCTACTGCTGCATCTGCTGGCACGGATTGGAAGACTCTCTATGCTCCTGTTGGACCAGGTACAGGGAATAGCGCGGTGCTGGAAGTGGCATACCCCATAGGACCGGAGGTGATGTGTTTAGAGGTTGAGTTCACTGGAAACACGGGGCAGGCGGTTACTGTTGAGGCGTACTTGAGTGAATATACAAGTGTGGCTTGATGAGGTTAACGAATCAGCCACTATACCCGGCTAGGCTAGATAAGACACACCCCGCTTTTGCGGCTAGCAGTGCACAGATTATCTGTGTTGGTGATCAGAATGGTTTTCTTCGTAATGCCGGATCGCTGATTGCACAGCCTACTTTAGGCGGGACTGCTGCTTCAGGCACTACGGACGCAGGCGCAGCGTTAAAGTTTAACGGTTCCAGCACGTATCTGGACTTCGGAAATTCGAATATCCCCACAGACGAATTCACGGTCATGTGGGGCGGTATTTTCGATGCGCTGACCGGTGTTACAGGGATTGTTGACTGTAGTAATGGCTCCTCTAATGGTTGGAGCCTGTTCACTAGCGGAACCGACATGTACTTGTCGGGAAACCACTACAGCGGCGACTTGTTGGCATCCGGATGGGCAACAGGCACGTTTTATCATGGTGCTGCAAGATATAAAGCAGGTGTTGGCCCTTCTATTTTTCGCAACGGGACAAAGATTGCGAGTAGCGGTATTACTCTGTCAGGAATATCTAACCCGACCAATCCTTTCCTGGTCGGGCAACTTCGGGTAAGCAGTCCGAGGTTCATAACTGCGCGTTTTTCGTACTTTTATCTTTTTGATCGTTATCTTAGCGATGACCTGATTAAGTCTTTACAGGTTAATCCATGGCAGATATTCGAGGCTGAGCCTGTAGTCGAGATATATCCTGCTGCTGCTTCAGGCTCGACTGGCACGGTCAATTACACCAATGTCAATGATACTGTTTCGGCATCGGGAACGACCACTGTTACCGGATCGCTGGCAACGACGAACGCCAATGATACCTGCGCGGCGTCTGGTTCGGCTGGTGCTGTATCTGGCACAGTAGCTTATACCAATGCTGACGATACCAGCGCAGCAAGCGGCACGACAACCGTAACAGGAAGTCTTGCCAAAACCAATGCAAACGATACTGTAAGCGCCTCAGGCACGACAACTATAGTTGGTAGTAGCGCTACCACTAACGCGGATGATACGTGCGCCTCAAGCGGCTCTGTAGGCAATGCAGTTAGTGGTTCGGTCAATTACACGAACGCCAACGATTCGGTATCTGCCTCTGGCACGACTACAGTCACTGGCTCGCTGTCCCGCACCAATGCGAATGACACAGTAGCCGCTTCAGGCACCACGACTGTTCTAGGTAGTTCTTCCACTACCAACGCCAATGATACTCTGTTGGCTTCCGGCATCGTTGGAAGCGTTACCGGTACAGTTGCCTATACCAACAATAACGATACTTGCTCTGCCTCCGGTACTGCTGGCAGTCCTCAGCAAGGCGGACATTACGGCGGCGCTACCCTAGACCGCAAGCGCAAGAAAGAGCGCAGGCACGACGATCCAGACAAGGAAGAGCTGAGACGCTCCCTTGAAAATCTGGTTGATGGCAAGGTAGAGCAGTTAAAAGAGGAAATAACTCAGCCTGAGATA